GAAGCCTATTTTCGTTTATCTGAATTTCACGAAAAGCAAAAGAACTGGCAGGAGTGCTATACCTATGCCTGCCTCGGAATAAATATAAATAGTTCGGATTACCGCTTGTTGTTCGAAAAGGCGGTTAGTGGTTGGTGGATAGGCAGACAGCAAGAGTCTATAGAATTATTTCATTTTCTATTAACGCTTGACATTACAGACGAATATCGGCAAGTAATTCAGCATAATCTTGATACCATTACGCAAGCCTGAATCACGAGGGGCAACTAAAGGAGTAAGCGCATGGGTCTAATCGACCGCTTAGCAAAAGCAGTAGCAGATAACATTACAAAAAATGTTCCTGCTGGTGCGGTAACAATGACAGAAGCGCAAATGCGCAATAGTCCTAATGTCCAAACGCAAGGCTACGGAACGCAAGTTCCACTAGAGCGCGACAACACAATGCTCAATGTTCCTTTCAGCCCCGGCATTCCTATCATTCCAGGAGCAATCAATCCTCTGCAAGATAGAGGTCGCCCTGACCCACGCCGTTATGAGTATCAAGTTGCTCAGAACATCAACATCACAGAGACACGCCTTGTACCGTTCAAGACTCTACGCGCTGCCGCAGACCAGATAGATATTCTGCGCCGTTGTATTGAAGTATTGAAATCAAAAATTACAAGCCTTACATGGGATATTGTTATTGCAGAAGGTGCGGCTGAAAAGTTAGTTTCTGAAATTGGCGGCTCGCAAGTTCATGCTATGAATACTGCTCGTGAACAGTTCAACGATTCTATTACTCACGCTAGACAATTCTGGGAGCAACCAGATAAAGCAAACGGTCTTATTTTTACAGACTGGTTGAATATGGCTCTTGAAGAAATCCTTGTGCTAGATGCTTGGACTGTTTGGCCCCAACAGACCGTAGGCGGAGACTTGATGGGATTGCAAATCCTTGATGGCTCAACTATCAAGCCACTTATTGACGATAGAGGTATGCGCCCTACTGCGCCTAATCCTGCATATCAGCAAATCCTTTACGGTTTCCCACGGAGCGAGTTCAGCGCACCAACGGAAAGCGAAGTTACTGACGGCGAGTTTACTTCTGATGAACTTTCTTACATGGTTAAAAATCGCCGCACTAATACTATTTATGGTTATTCCCCAACGGAGCGCGCACTCCCAGTAGCAGACTTGTATTTGCGCCGTCAGCAATGGTTACGCGCTGAATATACAGATGGTGTAACACCAGAACTCATGATGAAGACCGATGCAAATTTCGGTAATAATCCTGACTTGCTCCGTCGTTATGAAGATATCTTTAACAATGATTTATCGGGACAACTAGAACAGCGTAAGCGCGTTCGTTTGCTTCCAGTAGGTATGGAGCCAATACAGTTCGATGGATATGGCGAGCGATTTAAAGAAACATTTGACGAATATCTAGTTAATACTATTTGCGGTCACTATGGCGTTATGCCTTCTGAAATTGGATTCTCCCCTAAAGGTGGACTCGGCGGCTCGGGGCATCAAAAGGGTCAAGCAGAATCATCAGAAGTTATTGGTGCTATTCCGTTGGCTAACTGGATAGGTCGCATGATTACTCACCTTTCGCATATCTATCTCAATATGCCACGCGAACTAGAATTCAAGTTCACAGAAAGCAACCGCGATGACAAGAAGGATAAAGCCGAAACTCGCCAAATTGAACTAGAAAGTGGCGGTCTCACAATTAACGAGTTGCGCTCCGAATCAGGGCGCTCGCTCATCGAATCACCAGAAGCGGATATGCCTATCGTGGTTGTGGGAACGAGTGCTTATTTCATTACGCCAGAAGGTGCTATTCCTTTTGAGAACTCTAGCAAAATGGATGAAAACGGTTTAGTAGAAGAACCTGAAACTCCAGAAGTAGAAGCACCAAAAGAAACTTCCGCACTTGAAGCACCTGCCGCAAAAGAAATGAAGTCTTTTCTGCGTTGGTTGCGTAAGTCACCTGACCGTGAGTTTAAGTTTGAACATGTCGAAGTCCTTTACGCAGATGTATTGAATAAATTCATCGGCGAAAAAGATTACGACTCAGCTCGTTGGTACGCCGAGCGGTATCTGTCGTAAGTGAACAAGCTATGGCGGGAGATGCACGGCGCCAAAGTTCGACTTGCAGTTGAACACGCCGAACTCATCAAGAAAGCGATTGTTCATTCTATAGATGTGCATAAAGTAGTTAACGATTGGTTAGACAATCATTTAACTTCCGAAGTCACAACCGAACAGGCGCGTGAATGGGCGCATACGCATATTTACGTTGATGATTCTAAGCTGAATAGCGCATTAAGGATTATCTATGCAGAAGGTTATGCTTTAGGTTCTGATATGGCTTTAGCTTCTATCGGTGCGGCATTGAACAAAGCATCAAAAAAAGATGTAGCTAGAGCTGTAACTACCGACTGGTCTAAATGGAAGCCCGGCAATAAAGCTGCCGCCAATTTGATTAGCCCAAAAGGTGGATTAGCAAGTTTATTAGAATCAAGGCAAGTGAAACTGGTTGGCATCAAAGGAACTACCTTAGACCGCATAGGAACGCAATTGGCTTATGCGTTACAGCGCGGCTTACCGCCTTCAACAGTAGCGCCAGCTATTGAGGGGATGCTCGCGCCGTTACGCGAAAAGATTGCTTACGATTTAGGCACCAGCGTAGATACGCTTTTATCTGATTCTCAACGAGCATTAACGATTGCCCAAACCGAAATGTCAGCCGCAGTTTCTATTGCTCAGCGACAAGAATACGCTTCTAGCGGAGTGGAAATGGTTGAATGGTTAGTAGCAGACCCCTGCGATATATGTGCTGAAAATGCGGATGTATCACCTATTAGCATTGACGACACTTTCCCATCGGGCGATACAGAACCACCCGCGCACCCTAATTGTATGTGTAGTCTTAGCGCCTATGTTGTTGATACATCTAGCGTAGCTGATGCGTTATCATAAGACACCGAGAAAAAGGATTATTACATGGCTCTAGTTCACATCAACGCTTCTTCAACCACCACACCATCTTTGCTGTTTAAGATGCCAGCAGGTCTTCCAGATACAGCCGTACAGGTATGCAACAATCATACTGCTGTTCTTTATGTAGGAGACGCTTCTGTTAGCACATCGGGCGCCAATCGTGGAAGCCAAGTTGCCGTAAATGCGACACAGCAAATTTGGTTACGCGCTAATGATGAAATTTGGTCAATCGTAGCTTCCGCAACTGTTGCTGGTGCTATTTCAATTATTTACTCAGGTATCTAAGGAGATATAAATGACTCTTGACTTCGCAACATCCTATGCCGCAATTACCAAATCAGAAAAACAAGAAGATGGAACACTCCTTGTATATGGTAAAGCAACCGATGATTCTATTGACAGCGACAATCAAATCTGTGATGCAGGTTGGTTAGAAAAGGCTATGCCAGAATGGTTTAAGTCTGGCGGCAACATTCGTGAACAGCATTCATCTATCGCGGCTGGCGTTGCTAAAGAATTAGATAGCAAAGCTGATGGTCATTACATTACTGCTCACGTGGTAGATGCTTCTTCAATCAAAAAGGTTGAAGCAGGAGTGCTAAAGGGATTTTCAATAGGTATTCGCGCACCGCGTATCGTGCGTGACAATAAAGCGGCTAACGGTCGCATTATTGATGGTCAAATTGTAGAAGTATCTTTAGTTGACCGCCCTGCCAACCCAAACGCCAAACTTATGTTGGCTAAATCTGATGGAACGGATGTAATCCAAGTGGAAGAAATGATTGAACAAACAAATCCAGCTACGGAAGAAACCGAAACTCCTGCCGCAGAGATTATTGAACCGATTCAGGCTGATGCCGAAAAGCGTGCTTATGGCGAAAGCGCCGAAGCTGAGACTGATGAAGGTTCTAGCGATTCTGCTGATGAAGAAGTAGCCGAAGCCGAAGGCAAAATGTGCAAGTCTTGCGGCAAGAGCGAAAAAATGTGCAAGTGTGCCGACAAGTCTGATTCAGTTGATAAGTGCCTAGAGTGCGGTTGCCACAAGCCAGCCGATTCTCATGGTGATTCAACGGTATCTACCGCAACAATGGTAGAAGAAAAATCCTCAACAACCGTTCTTCCTAAGATTGGTATTGAAGGAGAAGATGTATCTGATATCGGATACGAAGAAGAAGATTCCGCAGTTGCAAAAGCTGTGGACAATGGTGTTGAAGCCATTATAGAAAAAGCCGTAAAGAGTGCTACTGATTCAGTCCGTAACGAGATTGATGCTCTTGTCGCAGTAAATAAGACTGCGCAAGAAACCATAGATAAGTTGCAGAACGAATTGGCAACGGCTAATCAAAAAGCAATAAATGGTGGACCAAAGCGTTCGACAATTCAACCAGCAGAAGTAGCTTCTAACGAACTTCTTCTAAAGGCTATTGACTACCGCAACAAAGCCGCCGCAACCACAGACCGCGATTTGGCTCGTGGATACCGCGAACTCGCTTCCGAATACGAAGCTGACGCCGCAAAACTCACCCTCTAATAACCTCTTTACGAAAGGAACACAATGGCTCTTACAGCTCCTAAAGCATCAGAATTGTTTGCTGATGCAGAAAACGCTAAGACTGCCGCTGCTCGTCACGATGAATTCGTAACAAGCATTGACAAGTCTGCGCAAAATGTTGTAACTGACCCTACCGTTCTCATGTCAATCATGAGCGGCTCAGGAGTCAAGTTCGACCAGCCAGCAGATAACTCAGTAGCGCAGTTGGAATCTCTTGTTGCTAACAAGTCACTTTCACCTGATGCACTCGGCGC